CGGGAGTGGTGGAACGAGTGGACAAAGGAAGATCCGCCCGAGTGCGAGTACGTGATCATGTCCCTGGACGCCGCTGCCGAGACAAACAACCGGGCTGACTACACCGCGCTGACCACGTGGGGCGTGTTCATGAACGAGGAGAGCACCGGGCCGGGGGCGAACACGTACAACATCATCCTGCTCAACTCTATAAAGAAGCGCGTGGAGTTCCCCGAACTCAAGAAACTCGCCCTTGAGGAGTATCAGGAGTGGGAGCCCGATGCGTTCATCGTTGAAAAGAAGTCTTCGGGTACGGCGCTGTATCAGGAGATGCGGCGTATGGGTTTACCCGTGCAGGAGTACACGCCACACCGGGGTAGCGGAGATAAGTTAGCGCGTCTAAACTCCGTTGCAGACATTGTGCAGTCTGGCCTGTGTTGGGTTCCGCAAACCCGATGGGCTGAAGAAGTCGTGGAGGAGATCGCAGGATTTCCGTTTATGAGCAACGACGACTTGGTGGACTCCACGGTGATGGCACTCATGCGGTTCCGTCAGGGCGGCTTCATCCGTTTGCCTACCGACGAGAAGGATGAGATTCGCTATTTCAAGAGCCCGCGCCGAGCCGGGTACTACTGAGGATTAGTTTATGGCAACCAACTTTGACCCCGCACTGAGTCCCTTGGATCCCATGCTCATGTCTGATGAGCCTGCTGTGGAGATCGAGATCGAGGATCCTGAGAGCGTCAACATCCGCGCAGGTGGGGTTGAGATTGAACTGGAGCCCGAAGACGAGACGGCGGAGGACTTCGACGCAAACCTCGCCGAGTACATGAACGAGGGTGCCCTGGAGACTTTGGCATCCGAGTTGGTGGGTCTGGTGGACGCGGACATCTCCAGTCGTAAGGACTGGTCAGATATGTACGTCAAGGGACTTGAAGTCCTGGGGATGAAGTACGAGGAGCGTGCCGAGCCTTGGCTTGGAGCGTGCGGTGTGTACTCGCCCATCCTGACCGAGGCAGCGATCCGGTTCCAGTCGGAGATGATCACCGAGACATTCCCGGCTCAAGGCCCGGTCAAGACCCAGATCATTGGTGAGGTCACTCGCCAGAACGAGGAAGCAGCGGAGCGGGTTCGTGACGACATGAACTACCGCCTGACCGACGAGATGATCGAGTACCGCCCGGAGCATGAGCGTCTGCTCTACAACCTGGGCCTCGCAGGTGCTGCGTTCAAGAAGGTGTACTACGACCCGACGATGGGGCGGCAGTCTGCACCGTTTATCCCGGCTGAAGACATCATCATGCCGTACGGTGCGTCAAACGTGTACCGTGCCGAGCGCGTCACGCACGTGATGCGTAAGACAAAGAATGACCTGAAGAAGTTGCAGGCCGCAGGGTTCTACCGCGAGGTAGAACTGGGCGAGCCCGTGCGGATCTTCACGGACATCGAGAAGAAGAAAGCCGAAGAAGGTGGCTACACCCTGACCGACGATGATCGGTATCAGGTGATTGAGATTCACGTGGACTGGGACATGCCCGGTTACGAGAGTGAGGACGGGGTGGCATACCCGTACGTCGTCACGATTGATCGGGGGTCACAGAAGGTTCTGGCAATCCGACGCAACTGGGAGGAAGGCGATGAGCGACACCTCAAACGACAGCACTTCGTTCAGTACACTTATATCCCTGGCTTTGGTGCTTATGGCCTTGGCTTCATTCATATTATTGGTGGCTATGCTCGTGCAGGGACCGCAATTATTCGCCAGTTGGTCGATGCGGGAACCCTCAGCAACCTCCCTGGAGGTCTCAAGACTAGAGGTCTCCGTGTCAAGGGCGACGACACGCCTATCGCCCCGGGTGAGTTCCGAGATGTAGACATCCCCTCGGGGGCGTTGCGTGACAACATCATGCCGCTCCCGTACAAGGAGCCAAGCCAAGTTCTGGCTGCGCTGCTTGAGCGCATCACTGATGAAGGCAGACGCCTTGCTGCTATCGGTGACCTGAAGTTGTCAGACATGTCTGCCCAGGCTCCCGTGGGCACGACCCTGGCCATCCTTGAGCGACAACTCAAGACCATGTCTGCCGTCCAGGCTCGCGTGCATGCAAGCCTAAAGATGGAATTTAAACTGCTCAAGCAGATCATCCGGGACTATATGCCGCCGGATTACTCCTACATCCCCGTGGGAGGAAACCGCGCTGCCAAGCAGGCTGACTATGACTTGGTTGAGGTGATTCCGGTCTCTGATCCGAACGCCGCCACGATGGCGCAGCGGATCATGCAGTACCAAGCCGCTCTCCAGTTGGCTCAGGGCGCCCCTCAAATCTATGACCTGCCCCATCTGCATCGTCAGATGTTGGAAGTTCTTGGCATCAAGAACGCCGACAAATTGGTGCCTGTGGAGGATGACCAGAAGCCCCGCGATCCGATCTCGGAGAACATGTCATTCCTGACAGGAAAGCCAACCAAGGCATTCATCTATCAGGATCATCAGGCCCACATCGCCACCCACATGGCGCTGATGCAAGACCCGATGGTTGCTCAGATGATCGGGCAGTCTCCAATGGCCCAACAGATGGGCGCGGCCATCATGGCTCACATCGCAGAGCACATGGCCTTTGCGTATCGTCAACAGGTCGAGGAACAGTTGGGCGTGCCGCTTACTCCGCCCGATGCTGAACTGGATGAGCAGACAGAGGTGCAAATCTCCCGTCTGGTTGCTCAGGCCGCACAGCAACTGCTCCAGTCCAACATGGGCAAGGCTCAACAGGCCCAAGCCCAGCAGATGGCGCAGAACCCGCAACTCCAGATGGCTCAGGCAGAACTGCAACTCCGGGCTCAAGAACTGCAACGCAAGGAGCAGGACAGCCAGAGAGACTTCGCTATCGCCCAGGAAAAGATCAACCTGGAGCGGGAGCGGTTGGCAGTTGAAGCCCAGAAGGAGCAAGCCCGTCTGGCAAACCAGAACCGTCAGGCCGACAAGAAGATGCGGGCTGACATGCTCAAGACAGTAATGAAGCCACGCCCCAAGCCGGGCATCCCCAAACAGTGAGGTTTAAATGGCAACCACTGCGTTTTCCGTGGTATTGAAAGACATTGAGGAGACTCGGGAATCCATCGCCCGAGCCCTTATAGATGGTGCGGCTCGGGACTATGCCGAGTACCGCAGTATGTGCGGAGAGGTCCGGGGTCTCTCTACCGCACACATGTTTATCACCGACCTCGTGCGAAAGATGGAGAAAAACGAAGATGAGTGAAATCCTCCTGAGTACTGGCGAAGACGCTGTCCCAACTACCCTGCCCGAGACGGCAGAGGAAAAGGCCAAGCAACTTCCCGATCCTTCCACCTACCACCTGCTCTGTGCGCTACCAGAGATTGAAAGGGAGTATGAGAGCGGGATCGTCAAGTCAGGGCAGACCATGCACTTCGAGGAAGTCATGTCCCCTGTACTGTTTGTGATGAAGATGGGGCCGGACGCCTACGGCGATAAGAGCCGCTTCCCCAGTGGACCCTCGTGTAAACCGGGCGACTTCGTTCTGGTTCGACCCAACACAGGCACCCGCGTGAAGATTCACGGGCGTGAGTTCCGCATCATCAATGACGACAGCGTGGAAGCCGTGGTGCAAGACCCGCGTGGCATCTCGCGGGCATAAGGAGGATCACATGCCACTTGATCAAGAAGCGTTTAAATTCCCAGACGAGCAGTCTGAGGAAAAGAAACAAGACGAGATTCAGTTTGAAGTCGAGGGTGAAAGCGAGCCTGAGATTGAGGTGGTGGACGATACCCCTCCAGAGGATCGTGACCGCCCCCCGATGAAGGAGCCTCCCTCGGAGGTGACGGATGAGGAACTTGCCCAGTATTCAGACGGGGTTAAGAAGCGCATCCAACACTTTTCTAAGGGTTATCACGAAGAGCGCCGGGCAAAAGAGGCTGCTTTCCGTGAGCGGGAAGAGGCTGTGCGGCTTGCACAACAACTCATGGAGGAGAACAAGAAACTCCAGAGTTCGCAGGGGCAGACTCAACAAGTTCTTTTGGATCAAGCCAAAAAGGTTGTCCAAAACGAGGTTGAAGAGGCCAAGCGCAAATACAAGGAAGCCTATGAATCAGGTGATGCCGATGCGTTGGTAACAGCCCAGGAAGAACTGACGGCAGCAAAGATTCGGGCAGACCGGGTTAATAATTTCAAGCCCGCCCCTTTACAAGAAGAAAAACCTGCGGTACAACCCGCACCACAACCAGTTCAGCAAGAACAGGTTCAAGTCGATCCCAAAGCCTCTGCGTGGCAAGAAGCCAATCCGTGGTTTGGTACAGACGACGAGATGACTGCTCTTGCACTGACGGTTCATCGAAAACTTGTGGAAAGTGGGGTAAGTCCAACCAGTGAT